TCGGCCCCCATTCCCAGGCTGGCCAGAACACGCTGGTGAGCGTTGACTTCATGGTGCCTGGCGGGATATTGATCAGCAGCCGGGTGATGTCGCCGTCGGTTATCGCCTCCAGGTGCTCGCATATCGCGTCAACGTGCCACCCATGGATGTACGGCTGCCCAGGCTCCAGCACATGCCAAGCCTCGCGCACAAAATTGGCAAGCGACCGCGCGCAGTACTCGCGCTCGATAGCCAGCCAATCGTCACTCGTCAGACTCAGCGCGGCGGGCACGCATCAACTCCTTAAGGGTGCTGTCAGATAGCGTAGACGCGTCCATGGGCTTGGGTGTCATGCTGCCGTCGTCGCTGGTGTGGTTGAGGTCTTGCCGCTGGCTATGTTTTTTTGGTGCCATCCGCTCAGCGCCCCACTTTAGAGCATCCAAGATAACCTTGGCGCTCTGTGGGTCTAGTGTTCCTTCGCGCAATTCAAAGCGTAATGCAAGCGCTTCATCGGCGTGCGCATACCCTGCCGCCTCCCTGCTCGCGTGATAATGCTCCGAAAACCCTTCTCGGTTATTAACCACCCATAGCAGTACAGTGGACATTGCGGGCATGGATTCGTCAGCGCAAATAGCCCGCAGGCTTTCCCCAGCGGCAATGCGGGTACATATCTCGTCTTTGATCGCATCAGTGTAGACGGTTGGCCTTGCCATGTTATGGCCTCCTAAATAACTATCATACTAGCATAAACGCCCGCCGTGCGCAGTGCGCAAGCGGGCAGGGTGAGCATTACTTAACGCGATGGCCGCGAGCTTGCGCCAGCAGTGTCAATGCCTCGTCGTGCTTGTCGTTGGGCAGCCAATGCACGTTAGCCAATAGGAAGTCGTAAAGTTCGGGCGCCTTGGCAATCAGCGCTGCATTACGCGCCCACTGCTGGTCTGCGCATTCTGTCTTTGGCGGGCGTTTACAAACGCGGCGGCCACTGCATTCCACAAACGAATCATCAGGGAAATGATGATACCAGGGGGCAGGCGTGAACTTGGCTTCCAGTTGATCTTCAGTTAAATCAAAAACAGTCATGGTTTATCTCCGATTGGTTGTCTATCAATTTGCCACACATTGCGCGGGCTGGCGTTATCTGCGAGCACGATAGCACATCTTCATAATTTCGTTGGCAAACTCTTGCTCTGCTTTGAGCTGATACTCGCGGGTGCTGTATGCCGGGTGGTCGTAGGCCATTATGACCATTTCGTCCACGCCTTCACCCACGGCGTCCATCACGTCAGACATCGGGACGCGCTCTTGCCTGGCCTCCATGACTACTTGCGCCAGTTCTCCCCAGTCGGCACAGTCGGCATTATCATTGGCTGACACTTCCACAGCCGCGACAAAAGCGGCGCCTGCCATCAGGGCGGTAAATAGGTTAAGCATTAGTCCATCTCCTTCGGGGCCACTGTCGGCCCCGTTTTCAGGTTGTCGTCTATCACATCATCGCCGCACATCAATACGGCGTATCGGTTGAAACTCAAATCCCGGTACACGTCACGAGCGCGGGCTTCTGTCGTATAGCCCATTTCGTGCACCAGGGCGCCGGGTTCACTGCCGAACAGGATGCGCCACATCAGCGGCGCTCCTTCTTGACTTCCTTGCTCCACGCCTGCACAGCGGTTTGAATGACACGCGTATCGCGGTGAATGTCGATGATGTGTTCCAGCGTGTCGGGGTTGTCAATCAACCATGCTGAGAAGTCCGACAACGCCTCCTGCTCCAAATCGTTAAAGTCTTCGGCAGGCGTGGTCGGCCTGTCGGGGTCAAACTGCGGATAATATGGCATCAGTGGTGCCCTCCTTCGTCGTGATCTCTTTCTACAACCTTCATGCCGCCCCATATCATCCAGAGTGCAGCGGCCAGGGCAATCAGCCCTACGCTGCCTGCGATCCACATTAGCGCTGTCATGATTGAACCCCCTGCGCGATGCGGTCAATGGCCTGGCGTAGGCGCGCCAACTCGGATTCTGCGGCATCAGCGCGGGCGGACTCTTCCGCCGCCTGGATGCGCCAGTAGTCGGCCTCCATGGGGTTGGTGTTCAGTGCGGTGTAATCGCTTGAGAATAAATCCAGCTTGATCGTGCCGTGCGCCTCGTCTTTGATGCAGATGATACGGGCATAGCGGCCTGGGCCGATCTCGCTGATATTGCCGGCGGTGATGGATGTGACGTTGTGTAGGTTAATCATGGTGTGTCTCCTTGGTTGCCCGCCGGGGTAGCGGGCATTGGTTGTTAGTGGTTTCGACGTGCCAGCCATTTCTCTGCGCCCTTGCGCGTCTTGAATGTTTTGCTCTGGCTGAATGTCATGGCGGTAAAGGTTCCGTTGCCGTTATCAAATACGCCTTTGCCTAACTGTTCGTTGTTGCCTTGATCTAGTGTTTTCATTTTGCTGCCTCCTCTCTTGGTATGCCTTCAGTATCAGCCATCCTTGCCCGCTGGTCTAATTGCCATTTTCAATAGGGTCGGCAGGTGTTGGTAGGTTTTGGCTATTGATGCCGCCTGCAATCGGTGGGGTGCCTCTTGGTGGTCACGTGTCCAGCGAGGTGTCACGATGTAAGTGCTTGTTTTAACTGGTAGATGTACACCCGTGTACACCTGTGACACCTTTTCGGCAAACTATCTCACTACCCTTGTATATACTCCCCCTATACCCACCCCTTCTCTTTTATAAATACTTTACTAGAAGGTGTCCAAGTGTACTAAGTGGCACAAAGCCCACAACCATGCGGGTTTGGGATGGGTGCCACCCCTGTGACACCTCTAGGGGGTGGCACCCCTGCGGCGAAAAAAAGCCCGCACTTGGCGGGCCTTGTGACGCTAATCCGAACAGTTACTCCGAACAGTTACTGATAACCGATCTTCTTAGGCGGCACCGCTAGCACCCTGCGCCCCTTCTGGCGCTTAGCCAGGTCGCCGTTAACCTTGCGGATCGCCAGCGCTGCAGCGGTGCATTCTGCCCGCGTCGGGCGGTCATTGCCCACCTCTTGCAGTATCTCGGTGGCGCTTGCCCATCGCCACGTCTTGGGTTCGGTGCCCCAGTCGTAGGCGTTGAGGATTTTTTCCTCGGTCGGCTCGGCGGCCATGAAGTCCTCGTTGTGCTGATTAAGCGCGTCCATCTCTTCAGGCGTCAGAAAGTGGCTCTCACCCTTAGCATGGCAGTCGCGCATCTGCGCCCAGAACTGCTGCATGTCAATATCGTGATCGTGATCTAGCTTTTCACACTCGATTGTCCAGTAGCGGCGGTTGCCCGTGGCATCGTGCAAAAACTCTTTAGGGTTAACTGAGCCAAAAAACACAGTACGCCGGGCAAAACGGCTTTCACGTTTCGCGTAGGGCTTGCGGAAAACATCGGTGTCATTGGTGATAAACGCCTTCAGCGCCGCGATATCGGAGCGCCTGAAAGTGCTATCCAGCTCCCCCAACTCAACCATCCAATAGCTACACGCCTGCTTTACGCTATCCTTATCGTCGGGCCTAAGTAGCAGCCCGTCTTTGAGCAATGACAAGTCACGCGGCACCAGCGATTTAAACCACGCCGTCTTCCCCAGATACTGCGCACCCTGGAACACCAGCACGCCATGCGCGCTGACGCCATCGCGGTTATACGCGCCTGCAATCGCACTCACAGCCCAGCGGTATATGAGGCGCTCCTTGAGCCACTGCCCCATCTGGTTATTCTCACCGCCCGGTATATGCACGGTATCACATAGCGCCTGAATGCGGTCTCGGCCATCCCATGGCTTGCTATCCACCCACGCCCTCACTGGATTGAACTGGTTTTCATCGGCCAACACGGTAATAAACTCCTGCACCGCCTCCGGGCTAAAATCGAACAGCGAGCATTCGGACTTGAGCCACGCCAGCGAAGCGTTGGCCTCATTATCCCGGCTGAACCCGGTCTTGGGGATGAGTATTTCCTCCTCTTTGCTGATTTCGTTATACCTCACCACCACGCCCAGGCGGCGGCAAATCTCTCTGAGGTTGGCAATATGCTTTTTGGGTTTCGCCTCCTTGCCGCTGGTGTATATCAGCGGACTCATATAATCACCACACCCCTCGGCAGGCGCGTCGTAATGCACTTTATGTTCACCCTGGGGCGTTATCTGCACCGTAGGCGGCTCAGGCGTGACCGCTGGCGGGTTTTCCTGCACACGTTGGGGCTTCATGCCGTATTGACTGGAAAGCGCCTTGACGGCCTTGCTAGGGTCGCCACCGTGCTCGTAATGGCAAATCAGGTCAAAGGCGTTAACCGGCTTGCCGCTGTCCTCGCTACATAGCGGATCAGAGGCATGATGTATCCAGCATGATTGCTCGCCATCAAACATGACAACACCCGGCAGCCCG